CATGTTGGGGCTCCGGAGGTATCCGGTAAGGGCGTCCATGTGAAACTCCAACTGAACCCTATGGCGGAGCCGAACAAGGTTCTTCAGTTGGACAACAACAACATCAAAATCCAGGCGCTTCAGCAATACACTAACGGGCCGAAGACTCGGGCAAAGAAACTCGCTCGGCTGGACCCGGATGGCCGCTACAAGATCTACAAGCTCAAGCACGACGGCGACACACGTGGCAACGACTGGTATACAGACGTAGAGTGCATCGGAATCGGTCAACCGATTCCGAAGGGCGGTAAACATTAATGCAAACGGACGCTCGCATCAACAAGCTCCTACTTGACACTCAGCAGCTTGTGGGACACACCGAAGACGCGGACGACTTATTGGTGCGTGGTATCCTTATGGACCACCACACGGCTACGCCTGGGATCCTAATAAGTTTCGACAGTGACCGTCAAACTGCGACGGTACAACCGGCGATTCGTCGTCTTCTGCTCCCGGAGGGTAAGCTCATCCAGCTTCCGCCGTGCGTTGACGTCCCGGTATGCTTCGCTGGTGGGGTACTGACCTTCGAAGTTTCCAGTGGGATGGATGTGCTACTAGTTTTCGCGGAACGCGCTATCGACGGTTGGCATGCGAAGGGCGGCGTTCAGGACCCAACTGAAATTCGTCACTTCGACCTCTCCGACGGCTTCGCTTTCATCGGGTTCAACTCGCGGCCGAATGTGCTCCCGGACGTCCACGCAGACGCTTCGGAACTTCGTACCAGAGACGGCTCCAACAGAATGAGCGTCCGGAAGGACGGCACCGTGCACATCGGGTCCGCCGCTTCAATTTCAACGTTCTTGCCGTTGGTCAACGGCGTAGTGATGGCCAAGGGTATAGACCCGTTCACCAAGATGACTTACGGAGTTCTTGGAAGCGCCTCGCTTGACGTTATGGTGAAACCATGAGCGTGCGACGTCTGGATGATGCGGGTGATCCTATCTTTGGGCGCTCGACGTCTATCATACCATCCGGCAGTTTCGAGGTTGCCACCCGGTTGGGTATGAACCTGAAGCTAATGAAGGACGAATGGTTCCTCGACCGTACGGTCGGTGTTGCGCTTCTCGACGTCGGTTCTGGTGAGCCCCGCGTCTTCGGTGGTCACGCGGATCCCGACTTCCTCGCGTCGGAGGTGAAGCGCGTCGTTCTCTCGACCGATGGAGTTTCAGCGCTTCTATCATTCAGCCTCGACTTCGACCACGAAACACGGCGTGCTGACGTAAAGGCTGTGGTCTCTGACGTCTACGGTCAAGCCATCCCAATCAAGGTGATTATCCCATGAGCATCCTCAATATCGGTATCGGCGCGGCTGGGTTTACGCGAGATAGGTTGCCGGACATCCTGACGAAACTCCAGACGCAGGTACAAGGCATTTATGGAAGCGACATTGACCTCGGGCCGTCCACGCCCGATGGTCAACTTCTAAGCATCTTCGCGGAGGCGGTTGACGACCTTGGGCAGGCAATCGAGGACACTTACAACGGCCGAAACCCGAACGCTGCGACGGGCCAAAACCTTACCTCGACGTGCGTGTTGAACGGCGTCTACAGAGTCATAGGTGATTACTCCTACGTTAATGAGTTGATGACTATCGCCCTTGGTGCGAACGTACCCGCCGGCACACTTGTCGCCGACGTCGACACCGGAGCCACGTACGCCACCCAAGCCAGCGTTACTGGTACCGGTGTTGCCCAGAGCGTAACCTGCAAGGCGACCGTCAAAGGTTCGTACTCTGCGGCCGGCAAGGTCACTCAAATTGTTAATCCAACTTACGGTCTGATTTCTGTGACGAATCCGTCACCGTCAACGGTTGTAGACGCAGAGGAGACTGATGAGCAACTGAGGATTCGAAGAAATCTCTCTACGGCGGCGCCGACCGCTGGATTCTTGGAGTCTCTCCAGGCAGGTTTGATGGCCGTTCCTGGTATCGGCCTACTCCGCCTCTACGAAAATGACACCGGCGTTTGGGCTGACATCAAGACAGGAGACCAGGCGTTAGGTCCGCACAGCGTCGCGGTAGTGGTTGCGGGTGGAAGTTCCAGTGACATCGGGGCGGCACTTTTCTCTCGCAAAACGCCGGGCGTGTCGACGACGGGAACCACTACGGTAACGGTAAACGATACACTCGGAATCTCTCACACTGTACGGTACACGCTTGCAACGCCTGTCAACCACGTCGTTAAGGTTCGCTACAAGGAGCGCCCGGGCGCCGGGTTCGGCGGCTCTGGTGGTGAGGCGGCTGTCATCGCTGCATTGGTGGCGTGGTCTACGGCCAATCAACTGCCGAGTGCGGACGTCTACCGATTCCACCTAGCTGCGGTGGCACAAACAGCCGTCCCTGGACTCGACGGCCTGCCCGCTATCATCATCGAAGACGTCCAGATAGGCCGCACCTCTGGCAGCTTAGCTTCCACCGACCTTGGGCTCGCGTGGACTGAGTGGGGTGTACTACTGGCAGAGAACGTCCTCATGGAGATCGTGGTATGAGCGTAGGAACTCTCAATCACGCCGATCTGGCAGTTTCTCGGTTGACTGGTATGTACCAGGACAAGCCGAAGTGGGTGGCGCTCACACGACTGCTTGCCGCGTGCCTAGACGATTGGGAGTCGGTTCTAACCTGGCTCTCGCGATTGGACGACCTCGATGCGGTCGATGTTCACGGGAACCCACTTGTTGTAGGCGTATTGCTTGATACACTCGGGGCACGGTCAGGTCAGTCACGCCGGATTACACGGGCGATCCCCGTCCTCCTCTTTGGTTGGGACGACGATGCGTCTGCGTTAGCTTGGGGCGAAGAGTCGGACCCGCTTGCCGGTGGTAGTTGGTGGGAGGAAGGCCAGTCACTGTCTACCGACGCCGTTCTTGACGACGCCTCGTACCGCATCGCTATCCGGATGCGGCGCACGAAGAATAGTGCGAAGGTTGTGAATCTAGAGACACTCATCACTAGCCTTCTGTTTCTGTTCCCTGATGCTACGACGTTGGGTACCTACGGTCTCGTATTGACGGAGTTGACTGGTACGGTGCTTATCGGACTCGGCCGCGCGCCGACTCAACTTGAAGTCGCACTCTTCAGATATGCGGGGGCGTTTCCGAAGCCTGCCGGCATCGAACTCGGAGCCTATTGGTGGACCTCAGGAAGTCCTGTGTTTGGTTTTGATGATGACCCTGATCCAGATGTCGTCGGCTGGTTCGAGGAAGGTAGCCCAACTTCCGGCGGCGTTTTGCGGAGGAGTTCTAATCATGAGTGTTTCAGCACCAAGCGCGCGTTCGGCGGTCTGGGCGGAGTCTGGCGATACTACGGCACCGTCTACGGGTGAGCAGCAAAGCGGGTACGTCGCCGGGAAACCGAGCCGGCGTAAGACCAACTGGCTTGAGAACTGGATTGACAATGCAATCCAATGGCTCCTCGGCTTGGGGTTGCCAGTGTACAATGCCGGTTGGACGTACAATATCGGAAGCCGCGTACAGAAAAGCGACGGCACTGGTTGGAAGTGCATCGCTGACGGAACGACCGGAGTAACCCCTGGAACCGACGTCACGAAGTGGCTGCCTTGGGGGCATACTGACACGGAAGTTGACTCCCGCATCGATACCAGGCTCGGAACCGTCAGCGGTATGCTCGCGGACGGTACGGTGACGCCGACGAACTCCTCAGTTGTCACTTACGTAGCGGCGATGCGCTTCCCCAATTCGTCCAACAAGCTCGTCTCGTTTAGACTGGCGTTGCACAACACAATCGGTGGCTACGCTGAAGTACTCACACTGTCAGGCGGAGCAGTCTTCGCCGCTGGCCTCGACGGCGGGAGTGCATGCTTTAGAGATCCTACGGATTTCGGTACGTTGAGCAATCCTGCGCTCACTGTTAAGATACTGACCCCAACTACAGCCCAAGTAACCGTTACTGGGGTAACGCCGACTGGCTCTGCCATCAATTTGGACGTCACTCTTCGCGGACACTAAGCCGTGGCTGACTGGAAGGACACATACCCACAGCTCTTCCGAGAGGTGGACGCCGCGAAGGAGAAGGCCAAGGCCGACTTCCTCGCGGCGTTGAGTCCTCCGAATCCGGCCGTCGTACCAGAGGATAAGTTCATTGGGTTGGTTGATGCCATCTCGACGGCCCAGTGGCGGGCCTTGCTTGAGCATATTGGACCTGTGTCCGGCGACGGGTCCGTCACTATCGCCTCCACGCTAAGCGCTGCCGGCGTTCCGCAGCTCGACTTACGCGCGGCGGCCGGCTGGGAGAAGGTCACAGTCGACCCGTCCGTGGACGGTCTTGCCCGGAACCCGGCGACCGTCGTTTGGCAGGTCGACAGTGGGACTCCACCTCTGCCCGTCGCGATCTGGCTCAAGACAAGCGTGCCTGACACCGGCTGGGAGAAGCTCTGGCCGACGTCAGGTGGCGGAGGAGGAGGGTTTACAAGGGCGTTCTTGTTCGAGGCAGCTACAGACCCACCGCAAGAGCTTTACGGCGCCACGCCGCACGAGACAGGCCCCTTCACGATTGGTGGTAGGCCGAATTGGTACTGCTACAACGCCGAGCCAACAACTTGGCCCTACATAACGCTCCCAAACTACCCGAAGATTGACTCGTGGTCACTCTTTTGGATGGACTTTCCTCGTTCGCAAGGCATGCCCGTTATTCACGTGCCGCTTCCGGAGCTTGGCGTGCCGCTGCTGTCTGGCGTAGCTGAAATGTGGGTGCTCGTATCCACGCCGGGCGTTGTGGGTGACTTCGGCTCGTTTTCGGACCTTGGAATTGGCGTTGGTACAATTACCAGTGGCAATGGCGTACTTCTCGACACCGCGTTTAGCTACTTTGCCCGCATGCGAAGTCAAACCGCCAACGCTGACCCGCTGGTTGCCTCGACAGTAAAAGTCCGCTGTGAAGCAGGCGCTTACTCGCACGGCCATCCAGATGCCAGCTCTATCCAATCGGTTACGAGCGGTGAACTCTTTGGGATCCGAACTATCGCTCTCAGGATTCTTCCCGACCACGCCGAGGTGTTTGTCGGGCCACTGCTGGAAGCTTCGCCACGGCATCGCTCACTTCGCTTCGTGACTCGCTAAATTACGTCGGGCGAGTAACCCCCACCAACGCGCATAGAGCTGTTAGCGGCGGCGCTGCCTGGGCTGACAACACTGACGTGCGGCTCATCATCACAAGCGAGGCGATGCGAGACGGCCGCTCAGTCACAACTCCTACAGGGCCAGGCATTCATGGCATCCGCATCGACTACGCGCCCACGGGCGGCGGCGGAGGCGGCGGAGGCGGCGGGTCTACTCCGA